TTCGCCCAATGCATGGCAAGCGGTCCTCCTTTCGCGTAGCATCCCCCCGCCTTTAATGGGCAGGCATCGGGGCATGTTTCCTGTGAGCTTGTTGTTACTGGAATGGGGCCAGTTTTCACGTTGCCGCTGATTTTCGAAAGATGGATATTCATTTTTTGGAATTCTATTGATTGACTGAAGGGCATGATTCAGAAGATGGAAAGGATGGTAGTTGCCGCCCGATTGTTTTCGAGTTGCTGTTTGCATCCGAAAGGGTCGTTTTTTCTTTGAAGTAAAAACCCTTAGAAAATGACGTGATTGCCAAATCTAATTCCTTCGCTGTCACATGTCCATGCGTCATGACATGGGAACCATCTAGCATAATAGAATAGCCCCGACCATTGCCATGCAATTGACTGGACAGGTCAAATCTAATGCCGGTAACATTGAAAAGGTATTCCATGCGTCCGATAAGCTCGTTTTTTGTGATTTTCATAAGTATTTATTTATTTGGTTTTTTGTTGGGTTGGGTTGTTATGCTGTCAAAAGCTTAATTACATTGTGGCCATCTGTGTTTCGCAATATCTGAAGATCACCAGAAACCATAGAGTTTGAAAAGCCATCGTATCGCCCATACATCCATGCAAAGTAAAGATTCTCAAGCCATTCAACTTTATGGTGATCATGCCATTTCTGAAGTGATTCTCTGATATCAGATGGAAGGTGAATCTGTGAAAGCTTGTTGGCAAAGCGGGATGAAAAATCAGCTTTAATAGTGGCAAGAATTGAAATCCTCCCGCCCATGTCGTCGGACTCAAAAAATGAAGCTTCGCCCCTCATGTTTTTTGGATAAGCCTCAATTTCGCCATCTGTGAATTTCACAGAGTAGCCATAGGATTTTGCTAATTTGGTTAAGTCTGATTTGGTCATGATATTCATTGTGATTTGATTTGACGAGAGAGTTGTTTCGCTCATCTGCAATCACAATATCACGCAAACGCTCATCACCAAGATATTTTTACAATTATTTTTAGGCTCGCACAAGCGCATGAACACTAGCGCAAACGATATCGACGACCGCAGAGACGCATCAACACTAGCGCAAATATTTTTCACGCATTAAAAAATAAAAAAGAAAAAGATTGACAGCCGCAAACCCACATCAATCCTCGTTCTACGGACAGCGAGTGATTTCAATTTATTGAAAGAACGGATCAAGATTGATCGTTTTACGCCATCGAATGAAAAAACGATTTGCAAAGATTGGAAAACTCATGAACATGAGATTTCAAATCGGACGAGGATAAATATGATAAATACAAGCGACGAACAAGCGGGAAGGACGAGAGGAAGACCAGCGCAGAGAGTGGCAACAAGTGGTGATTGCGTAGCAAAGTTTAAACACCCATTTTTTTTAGTGTCAAGATGTTTCGCACTATGAGTGATGAGATCACAAAAAGAAAAGTGGGCAGGCCATCTATCAAATCACCAGAAGTGATTGAGGAAATCATTGAACGATTGACCAAGGGGGAAACAATGCGAAGCATTTGCAACGATTCTAGAATGCCATCAATCATGACGATTTTCAGATGGGAGTCGGAATGTTCAGAATTTAGTGAACTATCCGCACGTGCACGCGAAAGGGGAACTCACCAGCTCGCCGACGAATGCATAGCCATTGCAGACGACCCGATGTTAGACCCTGCCGACAAGCGGGTGAGGATTGACACTAGGATTCGATTGATTGGCAAGTGGAATCAAAAGAAATACGGCGACAAAATCGAAGTGGAAGCGAACCAATCGAGCAACATCAAGTTGAGTTTTACCATTCCACACCGAGATGCGCCAATTGATATCCTCGAACTCGAATCACCCGATAGCGTAGCAATACAGGACAGGGTAGGGTCACAGGCAAATATTGCCGAGGCAGATATTGCCGATATTGAGCCGATTGAGATACCCAGAGACTAGGCAGATAATGCCGCCCGCAGATAAACCGCAGATAATACGCATATAAATAAACATGAGATTCCACATACTAGGCCTCCCGCACACCGTAACCTCGAAGGATTTTAACGCCTGCGCATACACGGCAAAGGCTCTCAAATTTGGCAAGATGATGACCAGCCGAGGACATGAAGTCATCCACTATGGCCACGAGGATTCCGACCTCCAATGCACAGAACACGTTTCCGTTTTAACAAATGACGACTTCGCCAAAAGCTATGGGTCGCACGATTGGCGTAAGACGTTCTTCAAATTCAATACCGGCGACCACGCATATCAAACATTCTATGCAAACGCCATCCGAGAGGTTGGCAAACGCAAACAGAAAAACGATTTCATTTTGCCTTTTTGGGGAAGCGGAGTGAGGCCGATCTGTGACGCTCATCCAGATTTGATTTGCGTCGAACCCGGCATAGGCTACGCCGGGGGACATTGGGCACGTTGGAAGATATTCGAGAGCTATGCCATTTATCACGCCTATTGTGGAATGCAAGCTGTCGGAAATTGCCGCCAAGACAATTATGAGATTGTCATCCCGAACTATTTCGATCCTGCTGATTTTACCTTCCAAGCGGAGAAAGAGGATTACTTTTTATATCTAGGCAGGGTTTACTCCGGCAAAGGCGTGGATGTAGCAATTCAAGCCACAGAAAGGGCAGGAGTGAAGCTCGTAATTGCAGGACAGAAGGAGGAAGGATACAAACTACCGCCCCACGTTGAATATGTTGGATACGCCAACACCGAAACCCGCCGAAAGCTAATGGCAAACGCCAAGGCATCATTCCTGCCCTCGCAATACGTTGAGCCGTTCGGAGGCGTCCAGATTGAAAACCTATTAAGCGGAACTCCAACCATCACGACAGACTGGGGAAGCTTTGCAGAAAACAACCTCCACGGGGTGACAGGCTACCGATGCCGAACGATGGGAGACTTCGTCGACGCAATCCACGCCATTGACAAGATACGCCCCGAAAATTGCCAAGCATTCGGACTGAATTTTACTTTGGACAGGGTTGCGCCAATGTATGAGAAATATTTCAACGATGTTCTGGATGTTTACAATGGGGCTGGATGGTATGCAGACGGCAACGGCATTGAAGCAATGACACGTTACTTCCCAGCGATTGACTAGAAAATCTCGTGACAAATACTAGGCACTTTTTGTCACAAGATTGACCAGCAAAGGCGACACTATCCCACGCAATGAGCTACCAAGACGACAAGGACGACCAAGACGACACAGAAAACCTCGCGGAATCCTGCACAATGAAAAACCGAGACGACACAAGCCGAGACGAATCACAAGACAGCTTCTCAAATATCACCGACCTAGAAGAATCTGCATTCTATGAAAGCGGATTGACTGCCCACGGATGCATGGACAATCTGGATTCCTACGCAATGGAAAGCATCAAACGCTATGGCATGATTTTATTTAAAGCCGCATACAAAGATGCGACCACATTCCAAGCATACAAGGATTATACTGGATTGATGCTGGATTCCAATAGGCTAAAAGAAGAACTGGCAGAGATAAAGGAACGATGCGAAAAGCTAGAGAAGGCGATGAAATACTCCCCATCTGGTGAATCTTTGCTATCTAAATTTATTCAAGCCACGCAAGACATACACGAAGCAAGAGAAGAAATCAGACTGCTGAAAGCAATTATGGACGTGATGAAAGACAAAGCAAATGAGTGAATACACTTTTGAGGCTAATTACTGGGGTGATTGTTGCAATACGTTCGATGAAGACCAAAAGCATTATATTTACGGACTATACATGGGGCTGGACAGGGTAGGATATTCTTTTGACGTGCATGGACGATCCATCATTGACATAGGAGGAGGGCCAACGTCCATGCTATTAAAGACAAAGAACCTAGGAAAAGCACTTGTAGTTGATCCGTTATTTTACCCACAATGGACATATGCAAGGTATGATGCAAAGGGCATCAACTATTCGGTGATTAGAGGAGAAGATTTGACCCGTGATGGATTCGATGAATGCTGGATATATAATTGTTTACAGCATACGGATGACCCTGCAAAGATTATTGCCAATGGACTAAGAGCCGCAAGGACGTTGAGAATCTTTGAATGGGTAGACATTCCCGCCCATGAAGGACACCCCCAAGAAATCACAAAAAAACTTCTTGACGATGCGATAGGGAATGAAGGAAAGTTGGTTCACCTAGCCGAGGCAGGGTGTTTCGGTTTGGCATATTTCAATACATACACACAATGAATAGTACACCATACGAACAATTCGTTCAATCCATCGTGAAATCGGGTCACGATATCCTAGTTCAATTAACACCATTGCAAGCCTCCATGATGCACATGGCAGTTGGCATTAGTGGAGAAGCTGGGGAGTTGCTGGATGCGATTAAAAAGCATTCAATCTATCAGAAGCCATTGGACTTTGATAACGTGAAAGAAGAAGCGGGAGACATTTTGTTTTATTTGACAGGATTGTTGAATGACGTAGGAATTACGTTAAACGAGTGTATCGAGGCTAACAGGGAGAAACTGAGCAAACGATATCCGAACAAGTGTTATAGCAATGCTGATGCGATTAGGAGGGCGGATAAGTTGGATGTGATCGAAGAGCCAGTTGTGCTGAAAGATGATGATGATTTGGAAAACGTGAAGATTGAGAGGGTTTGTGGGATAGAAGAGCCAGATTGTGAGTCCTGCCAATAAATAATATATGGGATATATTATATGTTATATCGTATTAACAGCTTTTATATTGTATGTTGTATATGACGGCATGAAAGGATTCGACGAATGACTAAGCAAGACTTGTGGAATCAGTATGCAAAGAGTAATCCATCATTCAATGGCAATGGGAATGTTACGCTGTCTGCTAGAGGATTGCGTAAGATGTTTGAGCAGACTTGGAAGATTGCATTTGAGTCTGGATTTAACCAAGAGTTTGAGGATGATGGAGAAGAAGAATACCCACGGGAAATAAAAGGAAACCCATGCGCGGAGAACATTTTCAAAACAATTTTCGGAGGCCGATGAATACATTGGAGCATTATATAGAGTATAAGCGACTTAACCCAGTTAAAGTTATGAACGCTTTACAGAACAACGGGATTATTTCAGACGAGTGTATCTTTCCTGATGATGTTAGAGATTCAGGACAAGCGGTTTACTGGTTGGAGGATCATTTATTCGATATATGAACTGGGATGAATATGCAATGAGCATTGCGGAGGTTAGTGCGAAGAAAAGCAAAGACCCGTGGAGGCAAGTTGGCGCGGCGTTGTTGCGGCATGACAATAGCATTGCGGCGTGTGGGTTTAATGGATTTCCTGCACATATGGACGAAAAATGGGAAGATCGCGCCACAAGAAGGAAATATGTTGTCCATGCGGAACAAAATGCACTTAGGTATGTAAAACCTCTAGAATGTCGGTTGATCGCAACTACAACGCTTCCCTGCAACGATTGTTTGAAAGTGATTTCCAGTTATGGGATTGGGAAAGTATTGTATAACGATACTTACCCGACAGATGAATCAACTTTGGAATTGGCGGCAGACTTTGGCATTGAGTTGGTTCAGTTGAAAAGATAAGTTTATGAGTAACACGCCAGAGACAGAGAAAGTTAAAGCGGCATTACATACCAACTGGTATGATCTACTCAATCATGCTCGCAAACTTGAGCGTGAACGAGATGAGGCGATAAATACTATTGTGGGTTGGGAGAACAAATGGAGATATGCTGTGGAGATGGCAGCTAGAGCAGAGTTAGAACGTGATGATGCTTTAGACGATGCAAAAAAGTATCACATTAAAATGGTGGGATTAATAAATGAACGTGATGATGCACGGGAAGATGCAAGGTTGTTATCTGAACGACTTACAGCATTGGAACTAGAATCAACAGCAGAATTGGCTAGGTTAGAACAAGAATTGATTAACATGAAGGAACTATATGAAAGCAACAATTGAATATCAACTACCCGAAGAAGAACATGACATGAAGTATGCGTTGGCAGGAGTTGACGCATTGCTAGTGTTGGATGACATCAACAACGAGATCAGGAGCTATTTAAAGTATGGAACTGGCGAATTACGACAGTTTGTAACAGAAGACGGGAAAGAATGCCCTGCTTGTAGTGAAACTCTTGAAGTGGTTAAAGCTTGGATTTGGGAGAGACGCAGAGAAAGAAATCTTCCTGACTTGCTTTGAAAACAATAATTTTATGTTTTGCAATATGCGTTATCTTTTGCGGTTGTGGATTATTTGAAGATAATTATAAATATACAACGATGTATAAAATTCATTACAAATATCATAATATTAACAGAAAAGGTTCAAGCCCACACGATTGCTTGTTATGTATTAAAGAAAAGCAAAATAAAAGTAAAAATATTTTAATTGCTTTGAACCGTTAATGAAAGAAGATAACGTCCAAGTTTTACGCGCATTAAAACGTGCGGAGCATATTCGCGCCATTGTCGATAGTAACGACGATGAGAACGTGGGCATTTCGCTTGCGGCGAAGTATATCTTGGAGAACATGAGTCATGCGACTGGGAAAAAGTTCTTGTTGGACTTGCCATTTGCAAAGAGGGTTGTGCTGGAGTTTGTTCAGCACTTGTTGGATCACAACCAGTTTGAGGCAGCAGCAACTATCTTGTGGGGTCAGAATGTGTATGACTGGAGGCCACAATCGAGTAAAGACACATGGAGATGTTTGTTTGATTACGACAAAGTGTTGATTCAAGGTGCTGGTGCGATGGGTAAGACGTTCGGTGCTGCTGCGTGGTTTTTGTTGGATTGGATGCGAGATCCGCACTACACCTGTATTAAAGTTGTGTCATTAACAGCAGAACACGCTCAACGTAACGTGTTTGCAGCTATTAAGAAATTCTATACAACTGCATTGGTAAAGCCAGAATTTGAAGGCGCAGAGACGCTAGTGAAATCAATTCAAGCCAATAACGATAGCAAGAACGGAATTCACTTGGTTGCTGTACCTAAAGGCGATAGTGGAACTGGAACGCTCCGTGGATTCCACCCAAGTCCACGATCAGGAAAACCACACCCAATTTGGGGTAAGATGTCGCGGACTCATGTTGTGCTGGACGAAGCT